GTTCGCCACCCATAAGCGCAATATATTTTGACCGCACTTCAGGTGCATAGGTATTAGCGAAGTCCTCACCAATAACTTCTTTAGGGTTTAATTTATAAAGCGGCGTTTTCGCCACTTCGGAGTAACGACTACGCGCAGCGTTGTATGCAGTGCGATCTGAAGCAACCAAATCCTTTGTTGCACGAATAAATTGCTTACGCGCTTCAGGAGAAACGAACCCAGTTTCAGGATCATATAATCCCTGAAGGTCAGTTCTATATTTATCGAAAAGCGTTTGAACGTCTTTCGATGTTTCAAATTCTCCGCCAAGCACGCCTGTGGTTGGGTCTTTGATTTTACTGAATTGTGTAATCAGTATGTTATCGTCTGCCTTGCTTGGGTTTGGCCGACTAGCAACCGTAAGCATTGCATCATAAATCGGTAATACCTTTTGGTATTTTTGTACTCGTGCATCACCTTCATACTTTGAAAAAAGTGATTCAAATGCTGAACGCTTTTTTTCTTCAAGGCCAGTTGCTTCTTGGCGACCAGCACGCGCTTCAGCAGACTCCTGACGAATTTCTTCACTGACTTCACGCCCTTCTCTTGCTTGACGCGCAGCCACAGCTTCCGGTGTTTCACCCAAAGTAATAGGCTTAATGCTCCTAATAGGAACAGATTTAATTGGCTCATTATCAAACTCGTCAAAAGGATTTTCTTGCGCCATATTAATTTCCAATCACAACGTGCCAGTGAGGGCCAGTAGCAAATCTTGATGGGTTTTTCACCTCATCTCGTGCCTCAATAATTTTATAACCAGCATTTTTAATGCCAGAGATGTATTCCTTAAAAGTCATCCCAGGTATAGGAGCAATGTCTACTGCACCCTGAGTCCGAGCATGATATGACCTTGGATTCTTTTTCGACAGCGGATCACTTGGCCCTCGATAGCCAGATGTTATCCGTGCATTAGGAAACAGTTCACCAATCACAGCGGGGCCATCAGCGAAAGTTACCAGCCGGAGAACCCGACTGACCTCCTAGAATTTGAATTGATGGATTTGGATTTTTTGGAGTTCCATATTTTTTATCAAAATCCGCAGATAACTTTGGATCAGCTTTTAGCTTTTCAACTGCGCCCGTTGGGATAACAGGCTTCACAGTTACAGCCGGACTACCTGTTCTTTCCGCGTCAGCAACTGCACGATCAATGTCTGACTGAAGATAGAGATTGTCTCCAGCAATAACAAAGGGTTCAGTTTTCTTAAAAGCATTGTTGTATATTCTATTTCCTTCTTCATCCTGAGCTAAAACACTAGCAATCAAGGATTCTTGAAGCTTTGGATTGTCATTATAGGATTGATAACCAATCTTCATGTCTTGGAACTTTTTTTGCAACGTTGGGTTATCTTTTGTCGCTTCAATACGTTGATCCAGAATCGCAATAACTTGCTCTGGCTGCTTGTTTCTGTGCGCCATCAAAGCATCAACGGACACGCTGCGAATAGCTGGGCGATCGATATCACCCACAGCCTTTTGTGCGCCAGCGAGTTTCGTAAATTCAAGCGGATATTTTTCGCTTAACTTACGAAAACCATCTGGTGTTGGGTTACTTACCCAAGAAGCAACATCGCTCTGAAACTGCTTCTCTAGCATAGCCTTATCTTGTTCTAGCTTAACCTTGTCACGCTGCGCTTGAACTTGCTGCTGCTGCTGTCCAATTTGAACAGATTTCAGGAATGCTTCCGCAGGAGATTCCGTCTTTAATGTATAATCAAATGGCTGCGCCATAAATCACCTCAATTAAAATGAGCCGAAGCCACCGCGACCTGATCCATACGCTAGGCCAGCAAACTGTGCGGGAAGGTTAAGCGTTTGCTGTAAGGCAGCAGCTTTACCCAATGCAGCACCAGCTTGCGCTTGACCAACTTGACCGAATAATTGTCCAATATTGGATGCAGATTGCATACCAGCAGTTCCAACGCCAGCAGCAGATTGCTGACCAAGAGCTGTCAATCCGCCCAATCGACCATATTGCTGCTCAAGGAACTGATTCAGTAATGCAGGGCGAAATTGAGCTAATGCACCTTGTACATTGCCACCACGAAGGCCACCAGTAGCCGAGGCGCTCTGCAACATAGCCTCCTCTTGCTGCCGCGCCAAGGCTTGGAATAAAGGATTCTGCTCTTGTTGAGTTACATAAGCTTGCTGTGCTTCAGGGCCAGCAAGACCTAATGCTGCCATCTGCGCTTGAAGGGCAGGGCCACCAGCAGCTACATATGGCTGAAGCAACCCGCGCATTTCTTCACGTGCTGCGCGTTGCTCCTCAACACCCATGAGCGCTGCTCGTTCTTGTGCGGCTCCAGCCTTTCCAGCAGCCTTCGATCCAATAGCAGATGACGCGACGCTTCCGACTCCTGCTACTACTGCGGTTATGGGATCAGGCATCAGACATTTCCTTCATATATTCCTCAAGGCTTTCGCCATAAAGCTTTAGCACAACGTGACCTATTTCCATTGCTGCCTGTGTGCCGTGAACCAACTGCACTGTAGCAAGAACAATATCATAATATCCAGCACGCCAAACAAAACTGGTAGCGCACGCATTCCCAGATAGCTCAACAGTGTCAGACGCCTTCCACTTTAGGATTGCAGTGCTGACAAGGGGAAGCAATACTAAAGCGTGGGCTTGATAGAATGGATTTGACGGCAATCCTACCAAAGCAGCCCAAATTGCCATGTCAGCATCGTCACGGTCTATCTTGTCGCCATCAACAATGTCATCAAAAAGCTGAACAACTTGCCATAGGTCAATTAGCCACTCAACGGCATCTTCGGGCAAAGCTAATGCTTCCACAAAGTTCCGACGCAACCAGTATTCAGGCGTTCCGCTTTTAAGCATATTAAGCTCTCTGCTATTGAGCTACAGGCTGCTCTTAAACGCTCTGTAGCCAAACCATAACACAATCAATCTTCAAATTCAAACTCTCGTTCTTCCCACGCTTGACAAGCACGAAGATCATGACAAATAAAACTGAATTTGTGACAATAACCACGGAATCCAGCGTCAACATCCCAATCGTTCCAAGGTATCTTGTCCATCTTGGCTTGTGTCAAGGTGCTGTTGTCGTAATATTCGCAGTTGGAGCAGCGGCGGCGACGAGCTTCTTCTTCGTCTACTTGCCACGCATTAGCTAGTGCTGACCAGTATTCAGGGTTAGCGCCACGCTCATTGCTGGGATTCTCAGGGCCAAGCATCCAGTCATCAATGACCATCTTGGTGTTCTTCTTGTTCTCAGCAGTCGTGATGAATGGTTCGCTTTCACGAAGCCCACCGAAACCTTCGATAATAAATGCTGGCTTTTTCATTATGATATTTCCCGACCAGATGCGCGGATGTTGATGGCTGTAGCCGTTCCCGCAATAGTTGAAATAAATCCACCAGACGCAAGTACCTGACCGACCAGTTCAGGGAACGTATAGGTTTCCGATGGCTGAAGCGTTTTGGTCTTGACGATCAGGTTGTCATTACCTGCGCTACCAGATACCGTAACAAGGTTGACGCTAATCGTCGCAGCCGTTGCGCTGTAATTAGTCGCCGTAAACTTGTCGATGACCGTTGTAACGCTCACCGCAGTGTATTGCGTTGTCTGCGCGTTCTCCGCAGTCTTTGCTGGAATCAGAACTCTTGTTGCAACTGCCATATTACGTCTCCAAAGAACTTATATTATCTGTTACCGTCAAAATGACTGACGGAACGGAAGGGTGTACGGCAGACGCCGCTTCAGCTAACAAAATAACAGAAGTATCGTCTACTTCCCACATTAATTCAATATAGTCTCCAGCGTTTAGTTGGATGACGTAATTCCATGCAGCCAAAATTTCAGAGTCATTACCCTGTATGCGTATCTGTCCTGCGCTGTCAGGAACATTGACGCCGTTCTTGCGTAGCCATATCCACACCAACCCAACGCCGCCGGACGTTTTATCTACCTGCGCCGAAAACTGCACATTGTACACGTTAGGGCGGTCTACGTAAATGCGTGATGTGGGCGTGCCGCGAGTGACACCTACCGACAAATCAACAGTGTTG